GGCAAAGAACTTACTGTAACCGCTGATGGCGGTACATTTACATTACCAACAATTGTAGCAACTGTTGACAATGATCCTTCAAACCCTAATCAAGTAAGTAATCTTGGTATGCAGTTTAGGTTTACTGTGTTAGAAGATCTTACTACTGACCTTATTATTAACACAGGCGCACTAGCTGACGTAATTTACGGAACAGTTAACTTCTGTGATGATGCTAATGATGCAGGCGTAGCTGGATTTTTCCACTCACCTGGCACAGCAAATGCATTAACATTTAATGGTACAACTCAAGGTGGTGATGCAGGTTCTACAATTACTATGACTTGTGTTGGTGCTAACGCATGGAAACTTGAAGCAGTTTCAGTATTCCCAACAGCTTCTACTCCAGCTACACCATTCTTAACAAGAGTTTAATATAGGAGAATAGACATGGCTTTGACAACAGATATATGGGCCGTCACTCCTAGCTTTTCAGCTACGTTATATAGAGCCGCTGCCGCTATTGGTGGTGCTGGTGATATAACACTACTTACTAATCAGCCTCTAGATAATGGGGCTGGTTATAAGATTCTATTTACTTGTGCAGGAGACGCAACTGCCGCTACATTTACTATCACTGGATACGTAGCTGGGGATTTATCTCAGTCTGTAACCACTGAAACTGTAGCTGGTGTTGATACTGGAACTGCAACTTCTACAAACTACTACTCTAAAATTACTAGCATTTCATCAGATGCAGCGGTAGCAACCAATGTAAGTATTGGTAATGCTATTGCTGACGGCACTGCTCTACCCAGAGCAAGAATGAAAGGATTCTATTTTGTTGGTTCTGCAGGAGCAGGTAGTGTTACATTAACCTTAGGTGGTAATGCAGCGTCAGATAGAGTTTTACTAAGTATAGCTACTCCAGCTAATGTAGAGTCACAACAAATGTCTCTACCAGGCGACGGAATTTTAATTAACGGAAGTGAACCACAGACAACGTTTGGTGTATTAACTCAAACAGCAGCTGTGACATCATTAACGGTATTCTGTGGATAAACTATGGAAGAAGAGCCCAAACCAACTAAGAACGATGATCGCCTCGAAGAACTGAGGCGATGGTTTGAAGCATTAGGGGATTGTGTATAGATGGCAACACCTAGAAAAAAAGGAATGGGAATCAAAACTTCGGTTAAGTCAGGTAATTTTAGAAAGACTAAATCAGGAGCGGGGATGACAAAGAAAGGCGTAGCAGCTTATCGGAAAGCAAACCCAGGTTCTAAACTTAAAACAGCGGTAACAGGGAAAGTTAAAAAAGGTTCTAAAGATGCAAAGAGACGCAAGTCATTTTGTGCAAGATCTGCAGGACAAATGAAGAAGTTTCCTAAAGCTGCTAAAGATCCAAACTCTAGATTGCGTCAAGCACGTAAACGATGGAAATGTTAAAAATGGATGAAACAACAAAACACTTGATAGATTTATCAGCTATCTTCACTGCCGTGGGCACTATGCTTTCATGGCTTCCTCACATGGCTTCACTGTTTACTATTATATGGATGATTATTCGTATTTGGGAAACTAAAACAATACAGAAATTAGTAAATAAAAAGCCTAAAGCTAAAGTTGCAAAGGTTGAAACAAGAAAGCCTGAAGCATCAAGTAATAGGATTAAAAAGTAATGCCACCTAAGTCTAAAAAACAAAAGAAGTTTATGCAAGCAGTGGCTAAAAACAAAAAGTTTGCTAAAAAAGTAGGGGTACCACAAAAAGTAGGAAAAGAGTATATTAAGAAACCAAAAAGGAGAAAAGCATGAAAACGAAGAAAATGAATATGGGTGGCCGTACAGGTGACATGATGTATTCAAGAGGTTATGGAGTCGGTAAAAGAGGCAAGCGTATGCCTACTGAATTAATGACTGCACCTGGAATGAAAAAAGGTGGCGGAGTAAGTAAACGCACTAAACACATTATGAATGAAAAAGATGAGATTCGTCGTGTGGATAAAGAGATTCGCAAAAACGAAGGCTACATGAAAGGCGGTAAAGTCAAAGGGTACGATGAAGGCGGTAAGGTTACTATGACTTCTATGATGAAAGATAAAGAAGGTCGCGCGACGGCTAAGAATAAGAAAAAAATGACTAAATCTCAAATGGTAGATGCAGCTGGTAGAGCTATGATGGGTAAACCCGTGGGCAGTCCTAAAAAAAGAAACTTTGATAAAGTTATGACAGATTCTAAAAGAGCAAGAACAGGTGGATCTTCAGCTCCTATGAAAGCTAAAGGTAAAAAAATGATGGGCGGCGGTAAAGTCAAAGGATACAAGAAAGGTGGAAAAGTTAGCTCAGCATCTAAACGTGCAGATGGTATTGCACAACAAGGCCGTACACGCGGTCGTATGGTCTAACTAAGGAGAACGAAAATGGCATCATTACAAGATAGGCTTCGCCAAAAGATTAAAGAAAGAAAAGCTAAGAAAGTAAAAAGTGACTTAAACAACGAAGTCATGAAAGCTGAAAAGCAAAACAAAAAGAATGCAGGACTAAAAGTCTATGGCAAGATTAATAAAACAACAGAAAAGAAACTTAAGAAAAAAGGATTGTCCGATGCTGAAATCAAAAAACTTAAGAAAAAGGATGTTGATAACAAAGGTAGCTTTGGGGCAAAGGCTAAAAATAAAAGAACATACTTTAGAGACGATAAGTCTACTACATCTACTAAATCTACTACATCTAAATCAGCACCAAGAGCTGTAGATAAAGGTGGAAGATTAAGTGCTAGAGGTTCAGAAGGATTTAAACCTACTGATACTCGAAGAGGACCTAGTATGGACAAAGTTAATAAAGAAGGCGTTAAAGGCGGCGGCGGTGCAGATAGACCTAGAAGAAAAGGACCTTCAGGACCTACTATGACTTCTATGGGTAGACCAAGTACTGGACCTAAACCTAGAAATAAAGATCCAAAAGTTAATCTGAAGAAACGTGGACCTAGTAGACCAAGCATGACGGGTTTTAGAAAAGGCGGATCTATTGACGGGTGTGCTAAGCGTGGTCTTACAAGAGCTAAAAGGTCTAGATAGTGAGAGCCTCTCGCGGAATGGGTATAATAAACCCAAAGAAATTAAAAAACTGCGGGTGTAGTCACTCTAAACCTAAGAAGATGAAAGCTGGGGGTGATGTATTTAAGTCTCATATGATGTATGATATGAAGACGGGCAAAGCAGTTAAAGCTCCCACTAAAGCTAAACATTTAGAGCTTAAGAAAGGTTATGGTCATACTAAACCTAAAATGAACGTTGGAGGTAAAGTTAGCAAAGTTGTAAAAGGTTTAGAAAAAGCTTCTAAGACTCATGCTAAACAAGCCAAGACGCTTAAGTCTCTTAAGTTAAAAAAAGGCGGCACTGTAAAAGACGCGTGCTATCAAAAAGTAAAAGCGAGCTATAAAGTATTTCCTAGTGCTTATGCTTCTGGTGCTATTGCTAAATGCAGAAAAAAGAAAGCAGGTAAATAATGGCAGTCAGAAAGACAGCTAAAGGAGCCGCTTTAAAACGTTGGTTCAAAGAAGACTGGAAAGACGTAAAGACTGGCAAAGCTTGTGGTAGAAAAAAAGGTGATGGTAGGGGTACACCATATTGCCGACCTACTAAACGTGTTTCTAGTAAAACTCCAAAGACATCTGGAGAAATGACAGCAGCACAGAAGAAGTCTAGAATAGCTCAAAAAAATAGACTTGGGCAACCAGCAGGGAAGCCACGTAGAGTAGCTTCACTTAGGCGTAAAAAGACAACAAGGAAGAAAGCATAATGACTACAACGAATACACATGCATTTAATTTAGATCTAAACCTACTTGTAGAGGAAGCGTTTGAAAGATGTGGTGCAGAGTTAAGAACAGGATATGATTTAAGGACAGCTACACGTAGCTTAAACTTATTGACAATAGAATGGGCTAACCGAGGCATAAACTTATGGACTGTTGAACAAGGACAGATACCATTAGTTGCAGGTACAGCCACTTACGATTTGCCCGCGACGACCATCGACCTCATGAGCCAAGTCATAAGAACTGGGTCTGGAACAACTCAGTCTGACATAGCTATTTCTAGGGTGTCAAATCCTACTTATGCATCTATCCCAAGTAAGAACGACACGGGCAGACCAATACAAGTTTATATAGACAGACAAGCAGAGATTCCTAAGATAACTCTATGGCCTATTCCTAATGACGCAAGTTATACTTTTGTATACTGGATGTTAAAAAGAATTGATGATGCAG